TTACGGGTCTGCAATACCTCTAGGATATCGCTCCCGTTACAACACACGCATTCATTCTCACAATGGTATGTGTCCTTGTCCTTATCATAATATGTTGAGCACTTGCAATCGTCGCACATTGAGGCCATTAGTTGCCCTCCTTTGGGAACTTCTCTGCCATAATGCTATCTTCTAGGGCTCCAACTGCCCACCGTAATTGACGAAATGTATTCAAGATATCAAGCGCGTCAATTGTGAGCGGGTCAATAGCCCCCACTAGGCGTACTAGGTGATTAAGTTTTACCAACTGCTCAACTCTTTCGGATTTTGAATCGTTATTCATTTTCTGCCCTTCCTAGGCTAAGAGTGGAGAGCCGTGTTGCCCTCCTCCTCTTGTGCCCCCGTCGGATTATGAATCCGTAGCCCGTAGCGCGGGGGCGGTTGATCGATTTTGCCTATACTACCGCCCTCACCTCCTCAATAATGAAAGTCTTACGGTCTAAGCCCTCGCAATACTTACGCGCCTCTTGTGCGCTCTCAAATATGCCCGCGCTATGCATCACTATTTGCGTGCTAAATCCTCGATAGCCCACAAGCCAGCCTTTACCGCCCGCCCCTATTGTGGTGATGAAATAATAATCGTGCACTAGGCTTGTTCCTCTTCGTGAGGCTTGGAACTGCTTACTAGGCTTATTCCATTTCATTTCTTGCCCTCCTCTTCCTTGATGTTGTCTAGATATCTGCAACTTATGCAGACACTTACGGCCTTGCCCCCGTAGTTAATGAGGTCAATCTTAACGCCTTGTGCCCCACAGAATGAGCATTTCATCCCGCCACCTCCACATCTTGAGCCGTGCCGTGCTCTCTAATTACATCCTCCAACTTATCGAGGCCGTCTAGGTCATCATCTGCCCATATCAGCCCCTCAGATAGTGCCTTCTTCTTGAGGTCTTCCTCCTTGATTACGAACAGGGTCTGCCCCGCCGTTGTGTCGGTGTCAATCGTCCACCAATCGCCATTTTCATTTGATACGTAGTAAACGCTCATTACATCACCCCGCAAGCGTCCAGGAATCTAGCGCGGTCAAATCGGGGATTATCGGCCTGTAATGTGTTGGCTAGCATATAAGCAACTACGCCCGCCCCCGCCTTCTCGCTTGTTAGGCGGTGAGCCTCTTTAATCGTCTCTGCAATCAATACATAATCCTTGCGTGTCATTATTTGGCCACCTTTTCTAATAGTTGTTCAATCTTGAAAAGGGGAATAATTACTGTGCTTTTTTCTGCAGATGTTGCCAAATCTTCTTGCATTTGGGTAAGAACATCTAGTAAGGTGTCTCTCATAACTCTTAAATCGCGTTCTGTGAATTGAACTCTTCTAGCCATTGTCTTGCCTCTTCCTCTTAGGTTAGTTCAATCATAATTGATTGATAAGTAGAACATTATACGGTTGTCTACCGTATGTCAAGCCCAAATGAGGGTTATTTGATAACGATTTGGTAACGATTTTAGGGGTGTGTCTTGTCTATTTGTCGACAATTCTAAGGCCTTGCGGGTCACAATGTAGTTGAACTTTCAACCATTTTAATACTGGCCAGTAACTTAGGGGGATGCAACAAGGTAGACAGTTAGGCCTTGAATGTCTAAGGCTTAGGTAAAGAGTTATTAATAGACAGATAAGTTAATTATGTATAGGCGCCGAAACGGTAGCACGCCCTTGATTTGGTAATAAAGTTATCCACAAGGTTATCCACAGGCTGTGCATAGGGGGTGGGGGGTTATCCACAGGCGCAAAAAACCCTACCCCTAGGTGTTAAATACCACCGCCGTACTACATATACTCCCACAAAAGAAATTTACGCTAAAGTGAGATCCCGTAAATGTCCTAGTTTGTACACATATTAAAGTGACGTTAGTCACTAATAGAAAATAAAATCTACCCTAGACGGGAAATGGGCTATTTTTTCTGCCTTATATATAGTAGGGAGTAAAACGAACCAGTACTAGTTTTACGACCCAATCTCGCTACGTTGGCACTACGCGAGTCCCCCTAGGACGAGCACCAACTTACCCCTCGGTTCGCTGTGGCTCCCTCGGGCGCTAAGCCCGAACGGTTACTGCTTTTAGTGGGGATAGTTCTATCTCCAGTATAAAACACTTCCCCTAGTATAAAATTTTTTTCGCGCCTTCGGCGCTTTATTAGAGGAGACTACGTGGCAGAGAAGTCAAGTGACATCGCCAAGCGTCTGATCCTTAGTGGTGTAGCAGAGGGTTTAACTATCGAGGCAGCCACGGCTGCATCTGGTAAATCCTATAAGACCTACGAGTACTACCGCAGGACCGATAAGGTCTTTGCTGACAAGATGGACCGAACACGCCTAGGTCTTAAAGATAAGAACTTTGCCTCATCCGATGTCCACGACATAGACTTCTCAGAGTTTCGCCAAAGATACCTACACTCTCGTACCTTTCCACACCAGCAAAACCTGATAGATGTGATCGAGGGTCGTCCCCCAGGCTGGCTACATCCTAGTATGAAGTACGAACCAGGTCTGGCTAATAACAGAATCCTTCTTAACATTCCGCCTAACCACGCCAAGTCAATGACTGTGACCGTAGATTACGTCACCTGGCAGGTGTGTCAGAACCCTAACTTTCGTGTGCTAATTGTCTCTCAGACTCAGCAACTAGCAGCAGACTTTCTCTACGCCATCAAGCAACGCCTGACTCATCCAAATTATGAAGCACTCCAACAGGCTTACGCTGCTGGCGTAGGGTTTAACTCTAAGACCGCTTCTTGGCAGGCAACCCGTGTGACCTTTGGTGATGAACTACGTGAGTCATCTGAAAAAGATCCAAACATTGAAGCCGTTGGTATTGGCGGTCAGATCTACGGCAAGCGTGCCGATATGATTATTGTAGACGATGCGGTGACATTAAAGAACGCTAACGAGTTTGAGAAGCAGATACGCTGGTTAACCCAGGATGTACGCTCTCGTCTTAACCCTACTGGTAAGTTAATTATCGTAGGTACCCGCGTTACAGCAATTGACTTATACAAGGAACTACGCTCCGAGGACCGCTACCCTGGTGGCTTGGTACCCTGGACCTACCTGGCAATGCCAGCGCTACTAACAACAGATGATGACCCTGATAAGTGGGAAACCCTCTGGCCTGCTAGTGATGCTCCATTTGATGGGCAAGTAGAATCAGATCTTAATGAGGATGGACTATACCCACGCTGGAATGGTCGTAACCTTTACAATGAACGCCAAGCAATGGACGCGTCCACTTGGGCATTGGTTTACCAACAACAAGATATCTCAGATGATGCCATCTTTGACCCAGTATGTGTACGAGGTGCTATAGATGGAATGCGTAAAGCAGGTCGTTTGGTTCCTGGTCACCCTGGTCACCCACGTGATCTCAGTGGCTTCTCTGTTATTTGTGGTCTTGATCCCGCTATGGTTGGTGATACAGCCGTCGTTTGTTACGCTATTGATCGGGTTAGTCATAAACGCTATATCGTTGATGCTATTAAAATTACTAGGCCAACGCCTGCTGCAATACGTCAGTTAATCTTTGACTGGACTGGGCTATACCAACCTAGCGAGTGGATTGTAGAAAAGAATGCGTTCCAGTCTTTCCTTACCCAAGACGAAGGTATCAGACAAAACCTGGCCTCCAGAGGAGTGCTACTGCGGGAACACCATACTGGCACCAACAAGTGGGACTCAGGCTTTGGTGTTGCATCAATGTCAACTTTGTTCGGCACCAAGCAATTCGATGGCAAGCACCACCGCGATAACCTTATTCACTTACCTTCAGATCAAACTGAAAACGTTAAGGCGCTTATTGAGCAATTGATTACGTGGTCGCCTACTACTAAAGGTAAGACCGATATGGTAATGGCTCTGTGGTTCTGTGAAATCAGAGCACGTGAGATGCTTAACCAAGGTATGCATCAGACCCACCATATGAAAAACCCTTTCCTATCTCGCCACGAGATGGGCAAACGAACAGTTATCAACATAGATGAACTGCTCGCCGAGAAAGACCGCACGTTCATCTAAGGAGATACTGTGAACGAAAAAGAAATCCGCGCCTTGTTAAGAGAAGCCGAGGCTGCTGCTAAAAGATACAAGGCTCAACTAAATGCTAAGGCTAAGTCTCCTGATGATGCTCGCAAAGCAAATAGCAAGGCATTGTCAAAAATGACACCTGCTGAAATTAAAGCATCTCAAGCGGTCTTAAAAAATAAAAAGGCTTTAGAAACAAAGAAGTTGCAAAACAAAAACACTGCCATTGTTAATAAGATTAAGGGCGGTAGTGGTATGCGTGGTGGTCTTGGTTCAATCGGTGGTAGCGGCGGTCTTCGCGGCTCAGTAAATAAGTAGGAGATAAAATGCCAGTTAATAAAGTTAAAAAGTATTTGAAGAATCTTGATAAAGAAACTACTCAATTTTTGCGATCAAAAAATATTGCTAACGAAACTGAAAGAACTTACAAAAACTCAAAAAGTAATGCTGTAACTCCTGCAGCACAAGCAGGTGCTAAACGTGTAGGAAAAGAATTAAAAATTGATTTGAAGAAAGAGCGCAACGCTAAAGGACAACTTGCTGGTGCTTTACTTCAGGGTCGCAGGTATGATAAAGATGGAAAACAAATAAAAAAACCTAAAGTAAATACAAATACTGGTCGTCCTATTTCAAAACCAATTAAGCCAACAACAAAGACTCCTTCTAAGACAACAACTAAGACACCTGTTAAAAAGAAGGTGACAGTAATGCCAGATAAAATTTCTCCATCCAAGATGACACCTGCACAAAAGGCTCGTTACCTAAAGAACCCAGAACGCTACGACGGTTAATTAACTAAGTAAGGATTTAATATGGCTCAATCAGGACAGTCAGCAAAAGCAATTAAAAAAGCAACTGACGCAAAACCTAAAGCAAGTGTAAAAAAACTTGTTAAAGATGCTGCTATCAATACTGCAATGGTTGTGGGACCTGGTAAGTTTCTTAAAGGTGCTCAAATTGCAAAAGCAGGTATTGCTGCTGCACGTGGTACAGGTGCTGCAAAAAAAATAACTGCTGCTGAAAAAACAATGGTTAAAGATATTAAAAATTTTGCTAAGAAAACAAAGCCAGGAACTGTTTCAAAAATGTTAGACAAGTTACCGTTAGAAGAAAAACGAGCATACTCACAAGCATTAAGAAAATCAATTCCAGATAAAAAGAAAGCGGCTGTTTACAAACCAACAAAACAAGCAAAGCCATTAAAGTCTGTTAAAAGAACAACTGAACCAATTAATAAAAACTCACGAACAGATGCTGTTTTAGAACAACAATATGCAAAAGCAGTTAAGGCTACTAAAGCAATTGGTGGAGATCCTAAAAAAGTTAAACTTACATACAATGGTAGAACAATAGATTACAATGGAATTAAGTAAGGAAAATAATTGTTATCAACTAAAGAGGTAGTAGCCAAGGTTAATCGCCTACAAACGCGCTACGCCGCACGTGACCAGAGAATGCGTGATGTGCTCTCTGTACGTCAGGGAGACATCAGCAAGGTTTACCCTGCAATGTTTTCGGAGGAATATCCAAAGCCTCTAGTTGCTAACTTCATTGACGTAGCAGCGCGTGACCTTGCAGAAGCAATGGCACCGCTACCATCATTTAACTGTGCTGCAACCAATATGGTTTCAGACTCAGCACGCAAGGCTGCAGATACTCGTACTCGTATTGTTAATCATTACATCAGTGCATCTGAACTACAAATTCAAATGTATACTGGTGCTGACTGGTTCAATACCTACGGTATGTTGCCAGCACTTGTAGAGATGGACTACGAGACAAACAATCCTCGTATTCGTTTGCTTAATCCTTTTGGTACTTATCCTGAAATTGATCGCTTTGGTCGCACTATCTCTCTTACTCAGGTAATGGCATCTGATGCTGAGACATTAGCAATGCAGTATCCAGAGTTCTATGACCAGATTATGCCAAAGAATGTTTACTCTCCTGGCTCACCTTATGTATCTCTAGTTCGCTACCACGATGCAGACCAAGACTTAATCTTTATCCCAGAGCGTAAGAACCTAGTACTCTCAAACATTCCAAACCCTATTGGTAAGTGTATGGCACGTGTTGCTATGCGCTCATCCATTGACGGTGAAGCACGTGGACAGTTTGATGATGTTTTATCAGTTCAACTTGCTCGTGCTCGCTTTGCAGTATTGCAAATCCAAGCAGCAGAAAAATCTATCCAAGCACCTATTGCTATTCCACAAGATGTGCAAGAACTTGCACTTGGTCCTGATGCAATTATGCGTTCTGCTAATCCACAAGGTATCCGCCGCGTTCCATTAGAACTACCACCTGGAGTCTTCCAAGAGTCAGGTGTACTAGAACGTGAACTACGCTTAGGTTCTCGTTACCCAGAGGTTCGCTCAGGTAACATTGATGCATCTATTGTTACAGGTCGCGGTGTACAAGCGCTCCAAGCAGGCTTTGATACACAGATTAAATCAGCACAAGCACAGTTTGCTAGACTATTTACAGACCTTGCTTCTCTTTGCTTTGAAGTAGATGAGAAGATCTTTGGTAATATGCCAAAGGAAATCAAGGGCGTAGATGATGGTACTCCGTTTAATATGAAGTACATTCCCTCACGTCAAATTGATGGTAACTACGGTGTAGATGTTCGCTACGGAATTATGTCTGGTATGGATCCTAACCGTGCCATCATTGCTTTACTACAAATGCGTTCAGACAAACTCGTATCTCGTGACTATGTACGTCGTGAGATTCCAATGGAGTTAAACGTAACGCAGGAGGAACAGCGTGTTGACATTGAAGAAATGCGCGATTCTTTGCGCGTTGCTGTTGCACAGTATGCTCAGGCGATACCAGCCCTTGCAGCGCAAGGCCAAGATCCATCTCAAATCATTACTCGTATTGCAGAAGTTATCCAAGGCCGTCAAAAGGGTCTTCAGTTAGAAACTATTATTGGTAAGGCATTTGCTCCAGAGCCTGCACCAGAGATGCCAGTAGCACCAGAATTAATGCAAGGTGCACCTCAACTTCCAGCAGCAGGTGCGATCAACGCCCCAGCCTCAGCGCAACCTCCACAAGAACAAGGTGGAATGGCCCCTGCTGCTGGTCAACGTCCAGATATAGCAAACCTACTAGCCGCCATTGGCGGAGCAGCATAAAGAGGGGGTGTAAATATGAACAAAGGATCACGTGCAGCAGCACCAATGTCAAAGGCAGTTGAAGGCAAGAAGGATACTTCCAAGCCAGCAGGACCAGGCAAGGTAGTACCATCAATGATGCCAGCAGGTCGTCGCGGCAACGCAGTAAAAAAGGGTTAATCTATTTTAATTAACGGAGGTATTGGGCGTGGATAATAATAACGATGTTCCACGTCCAATACACTTCGCTGATTTCCTAGTAACCCTTGCAGGTTTATTACACAACATACTCAGTTCACTACAAACATTTACAGAAGAGTTAATGGAAATAGCAATCTATAATGCTAACCGTAACTCTAAAGTAAACAAAGTGTGGGAACAATTTACAAATGATTTAGAAAAGATACAGGAGGAAACCGATGGCAGATAACCCAATCAGGGGCGTATCAGGTCCTGGCAAATTCTCTGTACGTACAGATCTACCAGCATCACAAAATTACGGTGACCGTAAGGCTATGGCAGAACAAATAGCAGGAGCACCTACCGCTAGAACAGCAGATGTTCGCGGGTTACCTACAGGTCAGGTTCAGGCTGCAGCACAGGCTGCACCACAACCACCTGTCACAGAATTATTTGCACCAACCCAACGTCCTAACGAGCCAATCACTTCAGGTGTAGCAGTGGGACCAGGCCCAGGACCAGAAGTAATGGGCTATAACGGACAGTCAGAAAAACTATCTGACATTTTATCTCAGATGCTTCCATACGATACAGATGGTGAAATAGCAATCCTTTATCAGCAAGCCGTATCCAGAGGTCTGTAATGGCAGAAACGCCAAAGAACTCTAACCTTGCACAAGCAGCATTTCGTGCAGGATTAAATCCGTCACAGACACGTCAGATTGATGGTCTTGCTTCAGCATTGTCTACACATCAGCGTCTATCTGATTTACCTAAGCAGTACGCAGCCGAAGAGTTTAATAAACTACCTAACAACAAGAAGCAATCTCTTGTATCAATGACTGGTACTAGCAAGACTGACGATGACCCAAATCGTTCCTGGCTAGAAACTGGTGCTCACTACGCATTTAGTCCTTTCAAGGTAGCAGCAAAGACTTTGTTTGATGCACTTGATTATGCATCAGATACTATGACTCGTGTCTATCGTACTGGTGCTATCGCTGCTAATGAGAACATTAACTTCGGTGATGCTTGGGGCAAAGCAGGTCGTGATGGTGAGAACGTATTCATCCAAGACCGTATCAACACAGCAACATCTCGTTATGGCGCAGCACGTGTAAACGTAGCCAAGCGCATTGCTGCAGGTGTTGCTCCAGAAATTATCTTTGCAGAAGCACAGAACGAAGAAGAAAAGCAAATTGCTGCACAAGCACAGCAAAGCGAAACAGGCGAGATTATTGATCCGCTACTTCGTGATGCACTTGCAGAAGTAAATGCTGCTAAGTATTCTCCAGGTCGTCAGATTGCAAACCTATTCTTACCTCAAGATTTAGAGGGTAAAGGTCCACTCTACTCTTGGATCTCAGGTTCAGTAGATGCTTCATACAGAATCTTTATGGACCCAACACTTGCATTAGGCAAGGCTCGTAAGATTTATCTTGGTGGCTCACAGGCTCTTAAAGTTACTGGCAAGTATGCAGCAACTGCAAAACTTGGTAGTGCTCAAAAGGTATCTAAGTATTTTGATACTACAGATATCTTTGGTACAAAGAATGTACAGAATCTGTGGACAGATTACACAAACCTTTTTACTAAGTATGCTGCTGCAAAGACAACCGATGAAGTTGTTACAGCACGCACAGCACTTAACGATCTAGTACCAGAACTAAAAGATGACTTTATTGTTTCCTTTAAGTCTTTTGGCGAAAAGGAATTTGGTGGTGTCTGGGACCTAGATACTGCTAAGGCTTACCTATCAGATGCTTCAAAGGTTGAGTCTATGCTTTATGGTCAGGCTGGTGCTCGCATCAAGTTAGCACCACGTATGACTCCAGCGCGTAAGGCGCGAGTACTTGCTCTAACTACTGGGCGACGTGTATTTGATTTGGATAAAGACTCTCGTGCTCTTATTCAGACAATGGAATTAACAGATGATGCAGCATTGCTTCAGGCTGTTGTAGGTAGTGAGACACTATCTCCAGCCCAAGCAGGCGTAACACTTGCTGGTGAAATTATTAAGTCACGCCAGAACATTAAACGATTTACTCCAGAGTATTTTGCTAATCGTATTGACCGTATCAAAGCCAAGTTCACACCTATTGCTTCCCTGATAGATGATGAAGCATTTGACCACGCATCAAAGACAGCATCACAGGATTTTTTCCGTTATGCACGTATGGCTCTAGGTTCATATCACGCTAAGGCATTTACTGAAATCTATTCATCAGCAGATCTTGGTCAACGCAAGGCAATGATGAAGGGTATTCAATCAACAGTTGGAAACCTTATTGGATTAGATAAGACTGATGGCGGACGTAAGTTACTCAAGGCTCTATCAGATGACGCATACGCAGGCGTAGCATATTCAGCACGTGGTGCAGATGGTGCTGTTCCTTCAGTAGTTAACGGTATAGACAGTGCACTATATCCTGCACAAACATCTAACTTGTCTCGTGTTATCGGTCTTCGTGATATGCAACGCTTTGCAGGTCGTGAGAGTTTCTTTAGTAGAGTTCTAGGTGTTCAGTATAGCGCTGCTGCAGATGGTGTAATTGATGCCTGGACATTCGGAACTATTGCTGGACCTCGTTTCCCAGTACGTAACGCTATTGAAGATTACACAATGGGTATTCTTAATGGTCAGTCTATTCTTAGAACTGCACAAGCACGCAGAACAGCAACTAAGGTTCGCCTAGGATCTGGACAAGATCTAGGTATGATTAATCGAGTTGTTAAGCGCAAGGATCAAGAGTACTTCAAGACTCGCCTTGCTGCAGTTGATGGTCAATCAGATGCTATTGATGACCTTGTTAAAAAGGGTATTCTTAAAGAACAAGATATAACTGCTTATCGCAATATGACACCACAGCAACAGTTAACTCAACGCCGTATTATTATGGCAGAGGCTTTTATGAAGGCTAAGATTGATGATGTTGCTAATGCTGATATCTTGGAAAAGGTACCAAGTCACATCAAGGACTTTGTTAAGTACGGTAACCTAGAAGCGCTACTGCGTGGAGCAGGTGAAGGTGCATCTAATGCAGTCAATGGACTTAACGCCTCTTCACGTGCGATAGCAACTGCAGACCGTAATGGCAAGACAATAGCACTTAACATTAACGATACTGCAATGCGTCCAATTCGTGGAAGTGCAATTGGACAGAAGTCTCTTATTGATGACCAAGGCAAACTTGCCTGGGGTTGGAACATTCTTATACGTGGAACTGATGACATTGGTCAACGCGGTATTCAACTCTTTGACGATAAGATTACACAACAAGAGTTTGTGGCTCAGTTAGCACCATACATTGATTCACTTGGAGATGAAGTACCATCAATCCTGATACGATATTCAGATCCAAACTACACATCACAGCAGCACGCAGCAGCCATTTATGATGATCTAAAGAATCTATTTAGTCGTCAAGATGGAAAGTCTGTTAATATGGACTTACTAAGTAAGATTCGTAAAACAGATGCAGACGGTAAGTCTTACATAGATTTAGAAGACTTTAACCTAGACGATCTACCAACAAGCATTGAAGATCTTCCAGCATCTGTAGCAGGACCTACGTTTATCCCAGTAATGGAAAGCAAAAACATCTTTACTGACATATCTAAGCGTGGTTGGACCTGGATGGGTGAGGCAAACGCACGTTTCTCACGTGAACCGCAGGTAGTTAACGCTGCAGTTCGCTACTATGATGAACTTAATGCACCTGGTGGCTACGCAGAAGACTTGATTAACCAGTATACCAAGGGAATCGTAGGCTCTACAGCACGTGAATCAGCAACAGATGCTGCAAAAGCACAGGTTGTACGCATATCTGAAGAACTTGCACTGGAATCTACGCTTGCATTTGTGGATAACCCTGCACTTCGTACACAGTTAGCGTGGTCAGCACGTAACTTTGCTCGTTTCTATCGTGCAACTGAGGACTTCTATCGTCGTTTGTACCGTACTGCTAAGTATAACCCAGAGGCTATACAGAAAGCAGCACTAACTTATGAAGGCATAAGCCATTCTGGGTTCGTACAGAAGGATGACCAGGGAGAAGCGTACTTTATCTACCCTGGATTGGCTCCAGTGTACGGTGCAATGAAGAAAGCACTAGACGTATTTGGTCTTGGAGATAATTTTGTTGCACCAATGCCATTAGAGTTTAGTGGAAAGTTAAAGATGCTTACACCATCCTTTGATCCTGAGTCTTGGGCACCAACATTTTCTGGTCCATTAGCAGCAGTGCCAATGAAACTAGTTTATTCTATAATTCCATCTCTTGCTAAATCAGAGAATGCAATTATGGCCCGCGCTGGTAAGGAACTTGGTTCAGTACAACGTGCAACTCTTGGTCCTATTGGTGAAGACCAGGGACTTCTTGCTTCAATGGTACCAGCACACGTTAATAGATTACTTGCTCGTCTTAATAAGGATGAGCGTGAGTCACAATATGCATCAGCATTTCGTAAGGCTGTTACATACCTAGAAGCAGCAGGTGCAACACCAGGTGCAGATGCAACTCCAGGTGAAACAAAGCAATATCAAGAAGCGTTAGAGTCAACAGTTCAAAACATTCTTAGTGTTCGCTTTGTTGCAGGATTCTTTGCTCCAGCAAGCCCATCAGTGTCACTCAAGTCAGATATGGCTGAGTGGGCACGTGATAATGGCAGCGTAAACTTCAAGCAGACCTGGAACAAACTAATTAACAAGTACGCTGAGCAGGGATCAGAGGATCCATATGGCGAGGCTATGGGAGATTGGGTAAAGTACTTCCCTAATCAGATTCCATTTACTGTTAATGAGTCAGATCCACAGGTATTGCCATACTTCCAGTCAAGTAATACAGCATCTAAGTGGGTAGATGACAACCGTGCTTTGGTTAAGAAGTATCCACAAGGTTCAGCATTCTTGATTCCAAATACTGGTGAGTTTACTTATGATGCATACCAGACATTAATGAATAACGGCTATCGCCAGAAGAAGTTAATTGGTGACTACCTCAAGGAAGTATCAGTAGCCAAGGATGAGCAACTCTATTACTCACAAAAGGCTATCCGTGATGAAGCATTAACTGGTGCTTTTACAGACCGTGAACGTAGCATTGTCAATGACAACTGGCAAACCTGGTCTAAGGAGTTCCTAGCAGCACGACCACTACTTCGTATGGAGTTTGCTAGTGCAGCAGAAAACACTATTAAACGTGATGCAGCATTTGCTGATTTACGTGAGATGATTACAGAACCAAACCTTACTAGTCCTACTATCAACCGTTTGCGTGAGATGGTACGTGAGTACGATGAGTATGAAGTACTCGCAACTACTCAGTACAACTCAAGTTCAGACCGCGATATTAGAATACGTAAATCCTATAAAGAATCATTAAGACTGCGCTTGCAGGAGATTGCAGCAGGAGATCCTAATGCAATATCCACATACAGCGTTCTATTTAGCAGATTGATTGGTGACTAATGGCAGAGACGTTTATACCTTTTGACCCAAAGAAGGTACCAGTAACATCCATTATCACAGGTGGCACAACATCAAAGACTAAGCAATACCAGGGTTCTGCCCTTGTAGATGTCGTTGTATCTGAGCCAACATTTGCAAATCAAAATCAACTGCTTGCAGATTTTGAAGGATTTACTCCTGACTATCGCAAGGCTTTGGCACAGAAGTTAAAGGCTGCTGGATATTATCGTGGCGACGTTACTGGTAAACCAACTCTTAAACTGCAAGAAGCATACTTTAATGCCTATACTGATCTTAACGCTTACACACGTGATAAGTTTACACGTCTTCCTGGCGCAGCACAACAGACTACACCTGTGGATAACCTTGAAACATTTCTTTCTAAGCAAACAACAGATGATGGTAGTGGTGGTGGGGGTAATGGAAGTGGTGGTGGATTCAATGTAATCCAACAACAGCGCAATTACAGTCCTGACACTATTGAAGCAACTATTGATAAAGTATTTCGTGACCTGACAGGTAGCGGTGCGTCTAAAGCACAGATTTCCAAGTACACAAAGAACATCCAAAAGCAACTTGCCAACCCAAAGAACCTTGCACAGACAGAGTACAAGGATGTGGGTGGTGGAGTACAACGCCAGATTGTAACTGAGGCTGCATTCAATCCAGAGTCTTATCTTATCGAAGAAGTATCCAAAGGTGATCCTGCTAAGGCAAGTAGTGTTATGGGATTCTATGAAGTATTCAACAAGTTTATTGGGAGGGGATAATGGCTAGTCCAGTTACCGCTAAGTTAAATGCACTTAGTTCCCAATACAGTGCAAATGTAAAGCGAGTCAGAGAACTCAAAGAACAGAAGCGTAAACCATTTTTAACTGATCCTGAAATTAAGAAGATCAATGAAGAGATTAATAAACTTGATGCTGAGCGTGAAACAATTGCTAATGAAAGCAATAAATTACGCAAGTTAGAAAAATCAGCAAAAGACTATACTAGTATTCAAGACGATATCAAAGAGATTCAAGCACAGATTACTAAGGCTGAGGCTCGTGGAGAAAGCACAACTGCTCTCCAGGCAAAGAAGGATACCTTAACGGGTAAGTTTAATTCTATTGCACCAAAGGTTGAAGAAGCATTTCCTGATATCAAGGCAAAGCCTGTAAAGGAAACAAAGCCTGCTCCAATGGGCAATGTACAAATGACTACTGGCACTACTGTTGCTGGTACTACTGCATCTAAAGCAGGAGCAACAAAGAAGAAAGTAACAACTCCAGCAGTTGACCAACAATTAAAACCTACTCCAAAACCAGTTAAGACTCCATCATCTCCAGCATTTGCTCAGGAAGATGTAGTTGATACAACCACTTTAGAAGGTATTAAGAAAGCAAGTGCTCGCACTGTTACTGGTACAAAGACTGCTACTGGTGCTGAAGATATCAATGCTATCTATGCCCTTGCTAGATCTAAGTACGGCAACGTAGATTCTATTTTCTTATACGACCCAGAACTTAAAAAACTTCTTATTGATGCTGTTGGAGATCCAACAACCGCTAAAGATGATATGGACCCTACTGAGTTTGCTCGCCGTTTGGGTGCATCCGATTGGGCTATTCGTAACGGTACTACATACGCAAAGCGTGACGCACAGCGTAGAGAGTACGATGAAACTCTTAGTAAATATAATCAACAATTAGAACTTGCTGATACACAGGAAAAGAAGGATGCAATCCTTTCTAAGATTGGTCAGTTAAAGACTACATCTTCTTATGCTATGGGTCTTGCATCTGCTAAGGCTTACATTGAAGCAACTGCATCAGGTCTTACTGGAACTATGTCTCCAGAGCGTCTTGATTCTTTTGTTAAGCGTATGTACGACTCAGGCAATGACAAAGATCCAAACATTATTAATCGTGAATTGGCTGCACTTATTTCCTATAAGCCTGGTACTCAACTAGGTGGTGCAATAGGTGGAGATCTAACAACTCTACGTGCAACAGCACGTGCTAATGGATTTAATTTAGATACATCATTCGGTTCTAGCATCAATGACTGGCTACAGCGTCTTGCTAAAGGTGAGTCTATTGAGACATTCAAGAATACTATTCGTGGTGCTGCTAAGTTAGGTCTGCCAGATAAGGTAGCAAACTTACTAGACCAGGGATTAGACCTTAAAGATATCTATGACCCATACAAAAAAGTTATGGCTTCAGTTTTAGAAGTAGCCCCTGATTCAATTAGTCTTGATGATAAAACATTGCGTATGGCTATTGGTCCTGAAAAGGAAATGTCTATCTATGATTTTCAGCGCACACTCCGCAAGGACCCACGTTGGCAATACACTAATAATGCAAGAGAAGAAGCATCAGATTCAGTACTTAAAGTCCTTCGTGACTTTGGATTCCAGGGGTAAATAAATGGCAGATCCAAAACTACCAGCAGGGTTTACTCCAGGAACTTTGCCTCAAGAATTTGAAAAATTACTGGGCGCTCAACCTGACATCGCTGGGTATAAATTAGAACCATTTACTGATTTTGCAGGAAAAACTTACCAAAGAGTAACTGTTGCCGATGGTGTTGGCGGAACCAGAACTTTTGGTGCTCCATTAACTGTTAGCGCAGATGGAACCGTTACATACAACCAAGCAGTGTATGATTCTCCAACACCAGTTGAAGAATCAACATTAAAAACAGATGCAGATATTGCAGCAGAAATTTATGCAGCAGGTAAAAAAGAAGAACGTAAATCAGCCTATGATTTATTGTATTCAGAATTTAAGCAATATGGACTTGAGGCCTTAGTAACTCCATTAAAGTCTTTGATTGAAGAGGGTGTATCTCCATCAGAATTTACGCTTCGCTTGCGTGAGACAGATGCCTACAAGAAGCGCTTTGCTGCTAACGCACAGCGTGTGGCTAAGGGTCTACGTGCACTATCTGAGGCTGAGTACATTGGTACTGAAGACCAGTATCAGGATGTAATGCGTCGCTACGGTATGCCTGAGTCCTATTATACAAAGGGTGAACTTGGTATCCAAAGCGGATTTGAAAAGTTTCTAGCAGGAGATGTATCTGCAGTAGAACTAGAAGACCGAATCCAGACAGCACAGAACCGTGTGGTTAACTCTAACCCAGAAGTTTCTAAGGCACTTAAAGAATTTTATCCAGGTATCTCTAATGGAGATATCTTGGCTTATGTACTAGATCCAACCAACGCTATTGAACAGATTAAGCGTAAGGTAACTGCTGCTGAAATTGGTGGCGCTGCAATTCAATCTGGACTCAAGACTGGTATGACTCGCGCAGAAGAACTTGCTGCTGCTGGTATTACTAAGCAACAAGCGCAGACAGGATTCCAGACAGTTGCAGAGGTTGCACCACGTGGTGGACAACTAGCAGAGATTTACAAGCAATCTCCATACACACAAACAACTGCAGAACAGGAAGTCTTTGGACTTGCTGGGTCAGTAGATGCTGCAAAGCAGCGTAAGAAACTGACACAACTAGAGACTGCCTCATTTAGTGGCAGTGCAGGAGCAGGAGCAATAGCACGTGATCGTGCTGGTGCCTACTAAATAACAAGCCTGCCAATGGGACGACTGGTCCGTTGGAGTGAGATTAAAACCAGTAGCAAGAGCCATACCACCTCCCCCAAGGTGAATGTGAGGCTTGCGTCAATCTAACAAAGAATGGGAGAAGGACCTATGTCCAATTATGACTACGAGGATGATGACTTCGATACGGACTCATCAGGCAATGACCTTGTAAAACAACTGCGTAAGCAATTAAAAGCGAAAGAGAAAGAACTGAGCGAGAAAGATTCTGCTCTAAACAATCTTTCAAAGACGCAACGTGAACGAGCAATCAAAGATGCCCTCGCAAGTCGCGGGGTAAACAGCAAAATTGCTGCATTTATCCCACAGGATATAGACCCAACTGAAGAGTCTGTATCTAAATGGTTAGAAGATTATGCCGATGTATTCGGTTATGAATCTAACCAAACCCAGGCAACACCTAACGTTAATCCAGCCGATGCTGCTGCATATAAGCGTATGACTAATACTGTCGAAACAGGAGTATCTCCTGAACACAACGACAACATTATGCAGAAACTTATGAATGCAAATAGCAGAGAAGAACTAGATGATGTTATTAGGTTGTCTGGACTCTAATCCGATCCTAAAATAAGAAAGGCTAGACCCAATGGCAATTCCAACAGGTACCCCTACCACCACGTCTAGCATCAGCAACCTCGTACAAGCAGCATACGACCAGTATGTAAGAATGGCACTTCGTTCCATTCCTGTTATGCGTTCACTTGCAGATGTTAAGCCAGTTCAACAGGCGATGCCAGGATCATCAGTTGTTTTCTCAATCTACTCAGATTTGGCTCAGGCTACTTCTACATTGACAGAAACTTCAGATGTATCTTCTATCGCACTAGGAAACCCTTCACAGGTTTCAGTAACACTGAACGAATACGGTTCAGCAGTTACAACAACAAAGAAGTTAAACCTAACTTCATTTAACGATGTTGACTCAGCACTTGCTGACATCATCGCTTACAACGCAGCAGACTCTATTGATAACGTAGTAGGTCAGGTCCTCTCAGCAGGAACTAACGCGATCTACTCAGCAGGTCCTTCAGGATCTGCTCCAACTGCATCATCAGGAGTTCTACCAGTAGACACAATCGGAGTTACAGATATTCGTAACGCTGTTGTATCACTACGCACAAACAAGGCATTGCCTCGTATGGGTGAACTATATGCTGCATACCTACACCCACGTCAGTCAGCCGATCTTCG